ATATTACAGTAGTATCACATCAGTTAATATGGAAGCCGCACTGAACGGATTTATGGGTGGTCGTACAACTCAACAAACCATCATCAAATTGGCAAGATTCAACGCAGTTTTTGAGTACATTCTATCCGAAGACATGGGTGTAAAAATTAACCTCTGTAACGTTAATACCATGCGTAAACAACTGTTTGGTAAGGCGAGAGTCAAAGGAATGAAGTCTAAAGAGTTTGTTAAAGCCAACATTGTCAATTTCTTGGATGTTGACAAATATGACAAAAAAAAGAAAAAGGGAAGTTGGGACGAACGTAATGGTGACATGTACGATGCAGTGGTGTGTGCTTTATTTAAACCTTAAAATAAGTTGATTTAGTCTGGGGATCTGATACAGTATACGCATGTTGTTGTATCAGACGGAAGTCGTAACAATCCTAAATAAAGCATTCAAACAGTCTGCCAAGATTCGAAAGGGGACTGATGCAGTTTATTTTTGTCCAGTCTGTAAACATTACAAACGTAAGTTGGAAATCAACACGATTACTGGTAAATACCACTGTTGGGTGTGTGGATTATCAGGTACATCTCTCAAAACTTTATTTAAAAAGTTGGGATTATCAAGCGAGTATCTTGGACAGATTTATAAAAATACCCAAACATATAGGAAACTTCCACAAGATGATATTAGTTCCATCTTGGAAATATTCTCTGAACGAAAGATTGAACAGACTGTTCAATTAGTATTACCTCAAGAGTATCATTCGTTTTATGATGATGATTTAACTTTGGTTGGAAGACACGCTCTACAATACTTGAAGTCCCGAAACATTACTAAATATGATGTTTTGAGATATAATATTGGATATTGTGACGGTGGTCAATTTCATGGCAGAGTTTTAATTCCATCATATGATGCGTCTGGCCAGTTGAATTTTTATTCCACTCGTAGCGTATTTGAAGATGCCAAAATGAAATATGTGAACAGTTATAGTTCCAAAGACATTATTGGATTTGAAATGTTTGTGGACTATAATCAACCGATAACATTGGTTGAGGGTGCGTTTGATGCAATCGCCATACGAAACAACGCAATTCCTTTATTTGGAAAAACTCTTTCAAATAAGTTGAAATCTTCATTGATCTGTAATACAGTAAGAAAAGTAAACATCGTTTTGGACAATGATGCTTTGTTTGATTCTATTAGAATAAGTGAATTTTTATTGAAGAACAACATTGAAACGAAAGTGGTTAAACTGGATGGAAAAGATCCGTCCGAAATTGGTTTTGAAAAAACATGGGAATTGATTGAAAACACACCAGTGTTGGATTTTGAATCTTTGTTTCGAATGAAACTATCTGTATAAATTTTATGATTAATAAACTAAAATGTGACGTTAGTAATTTTACAAATATTTTGCACATCGCAGATATTCATGTTCGACTGACTAAACGTCATTCTGAATACAAAGAGGTATTTAAAAATCTCTACAATGCAATTGCTAAAACGCCATCTTCAACCGTGGTTTGTGTGGTTGGAGACGTTTTCCATAACAAAAGCGATCTGAGTCCCGAATGCGTTGAAATAACGTCCGATTTTTTGAAGAGTTTGGCAGATTTACGCCCAACTATATTGACTGCGGGTAATCATGACGCTACACTTACCAATAAAAATAGATTGGATAGTTTAACACCTATAGTAAATGCGTTACAACACCCAAATCTTTTTTATCTTAGGGATACTGGAGTGTACCAACTTGGTGATATTTTGTTTAACAACTTTTCCGTGTTTGATGAACATTCACCTGAGAACTTCATTAAATTTTCTGATATTCCTAAGATTTACGTTAATAATGCTAATTATTTTGTTGGGTTGTATCATGGACCGATTGACAGTGCTGTAACTGATATTGGATATAAAGTTAGTAGTAACACCAAAAATGAATTGTTTGATGGTCATCAAATGATTTTGCTTGGCGATATACATCGTCATCAGGTTCTTCAACAGTATCATATTGATTCCAATCACATTCGTAAACCTGTTGTGGTTTATTCTGGATCGTTGATTCAACAGGATCATGGCGAGGAATTGAAAGGACATGGTTTTGTTTATTGGGACTTGAAGACATTTAAGTTCAAACACGTTGAAGTAAAAAATGATTATGGATATTTTACGGCGGAGGTTAATAACGGAAAGTTGGTAACCGACATAACTGATATTCCAAAGAAGACTACATTGCGAATTAAGTTGTTTGAAACGGTGGCAACTGAAATGAAAACGGTAGTTTCAGAAATTTCTAAACATACTGAAATTATTGATATCAACTATCTTCGTGTAGATAGTTTGTCTCCAACTTTTTCTAATTCAGTTGTACCAAATTTGAATGTTCATGGACTTTCAAATATTTCATATCAGAACAAATTGATTGAGGAATATCTTAGGGACAAACATACAAACATTCCAGATGATCTAATTCGTGATGTTGAAAAGATCAATAAAGAATTGAATGATTTGATTGTTAAAGATTTAACCGCAAAAAATATTCGGTGGAAGCCTAAACGGTTTGAATTTGATAATATGTTCAGTTATGGTGAAAATAACGTAATTGATTTTAGCAAAATGAAAGATGTCGTGGGACTATTTGCTGCAAACGCAAGTGGTAAGTCTAGTATTCTTTCGGCACTATCTTTTTGTATATTCGATAAGTGTGATCGTGCTTTTAAAGCCGTTCACGTCATGAATACCCAAAAGATGTCATTCCGGTGTAAGTTTAATTTTGAAATTGATAAGGTTGATTACTTTATCGAACGAATTGGACATGCTGATAAAAAGGGTAGTGTCAAAGTTGATGTAAAGTTCTGGAAGGAAGAAAAAGGTAAAATTGTAGAACTAAATGGTGAAGCTCGTCGTAATACCAATGATTTGATTCGTGATTACGTTGGTACCTATGATGATTTTATTTTAACGGTGTTGAGTATTCAAAACAGTAAGACTGGTTCTTTTATTGATCTTGGACAAACCGAACGTAAGGATCTTTTGTCACAGTTTATGGGACTTACTATTTTTGATAAGTTGCATGGATTAGCCAACGATAAAATGCGTGAGTGGGCAATCTTGATGAAGAACTTTGTTAAGACGGATTATAACGCAGAGTTAGAAATACTAACTACTAATATCAATAATACAGAGTCAGTAATTCGTCTAAAGGAAGATGAACTCAAAACATTGATGGATAGTCGTGATATTGAAAATGATAAGGTTGCCGAGACTACGAAACAATTGGTTAAGGTAAATGTAACAAATACTGATATCAGTATGTTGGAGTTACAACGTATCAATACTGAAAAGAAGATTATTACTGAACAAACAAAGTTTAATCAAGAAATTCCAAATATTGATAAGTTAAAGAATGATATTAAGCCTATTAACGATAAGGTTGATAAGTTTAAATCGGACGATATTGAATCTAAATACTCAGAGTATAATACTTTGAAATTAGACGCATCTAATATTGAAGGTCAGTTGGAACGTAAGAAGTTGATTGTAACAAATAAATTGGATAAGTTGAAAAAACTTGAGACGCATAAGTATGATCCAAATTGTAATTTCTGCGTTAACAACGTTTTCGTTCAAGACGCAATTAAGACAAAAGAAGATCTTGAGAATGACAAAATGGAAGCTAAAGGATTGATTGAAAAGTTGAATGTAGTCAAAAATAAATTGACCACAATCGAACTGATTGCAAATCAATATCAGGAATATAGAAATCTGGTGAATAATCTGTCAACTTTGACCAAGAATATTTCTAATTTAGAGAATCTTCAGTTACAACGGGAAAATACCATTGTAAAAGATAATAACTCTTTGGTGTCAATTACATCCAAGATCAAAGAATATTATGATGCAAAAGATGCAATTGAATCGAATATCAATGTTCAAAAAATAATTGATGGCATCAAGTCTAATATTAAGAATATCGATTTTAACATTAGAACTGTTAACGTTACCATAACGGACGCTAAGAGTAAGATTAATAATTGGAATTACCAAAAGTCTCAGATCGAATCTAAGATAACGGAAATAAAGGAGACCGAGAAGATTCATAACGCATACACATATTATGTAGATGCTGTCTCTAGGGATGGATTACAATATCAGATCATCTCTAAAGCATTGCCCGGCATTGAGTCTGAGGTTAATAACATCCTGAATCAGATTGTTGAATTCACTATTTCTTTTCAGACTGATGGTAAAAACATTATGGCATACATTGTATATGAGGATAAAAAGTGGCCGTTGGAACTGGCAAGTGGTTTAGAGAAGTTTGTTAGTTCTCTGGCTATTCGGGTTGCATTGATTAATGTGTCTAATCTACCACGTCCTAATTTTATTGCTATTGATGAGGGATTTGGATGTGCTGATAGTGATCATTTGTCCGCTATGTCTAATTTGTTTTCGTTTTTAAAGAATAATTTTGACTTTGTATGGATTGTTAGTCACTTGGATGTCTTGAAAGATATGGTGGATACTCGTCTGGAGATTGTCAAGGATGCTGGATTTTCACGTATTAATTTTCAATAGGTTGTATATGTATTGTTAATTACAATACATATGGCGTTAATATCAAATGCAAGAAATGTTGGACAAAAACTTAATTTATCTAATATAAGAGTTGATATAGAAGATACATCGTTTTTGTCCGATTATTTTATACTATCAGAGTATAATCCTAAATTTACGGCAGGAAAGAATACATTTCTTTTAAATGGTTCAAATAAACTGGCATCTAATACTCCAATTCAAGTTGAAGTATTAGATGTAAACGGCAATTCTTTGTACGTTGAGTTCGCTAAAACAAATAACATAGCGTATAAAGAAGGGGGCGCTATACGAGTTTCAGTGTATGTATATAGTTCGACTCCATACGGAGTTGGAAAAATTACAATAGTAAGCAAAGATGTTTCAAACAAAATAATACGTTGGATTGGTAATATTCAAATAAACCCATCAATACCAAATTCATCCAAAGTAATTTTTTATAAATCACCAACATTATCAGTTAAATCAACATATGTGCCTGTTATTACAGATCAATCGTCTGGTTATATCACCACTCTTGTAAATACACCCATTACTACGTATGCAGTGGTTCCAAAAAAGAATGATGATTATGATGCGTTCGATCTTAGTTCTTCACCTATTGACTATAGACTTACTTTCACCGATCCTTCTCTAATTGTATCATCATCAATGAAAAACTCATTGGTAACGGTGTATATAAATCAGTTTGATGATCAAATTGTTACGAATTTAACGTCATCTAATGTGATTAGTGATATAGTCGATGAACATACTGTTAAATTAAAGAATCCAATTTATTACATTAACAATAAAAATAAGAAAATTATTTCTAATGTATCATTGGGTTCTTTATCATCGACACTTACAAGTGTACGTTATGATTATAGATTCATTACAAGTTCATCTGTAAATCAGTCTGTTGCATTTGTAACTTATAAAAATCTTAAGACTTTTTCTGGCAACGTTTATCGACATAAATTATATCGTAGAAGTTTAAGTTCAGCCGGTGATTTTGAAATTGTTGCTGACGAACCTTTTGTTGACACACTTAGTTTGATAGATCATTCCACACCGAATAGTTACTTTAAAAGTATGGGATCTTTTCCAAATACTATTCATGCACAACATTATTGGTTTAGTAGTTCAAATACAATTAACTTTAAAAGAGATGCATCGTATTTGATGGATGCACTTGAAATCACTAATTCAACTTCAAATGATCAATATATTATTGTTAAAAACGATACGAATATTGGAAGTAGAAACCATGTTTATACACCATTTGAACCGACATCATCTTTAAATGAATCTGGAATGGCATATGATAGTAACTTTATGACATTTTATTCTGATGTAACTTATAATTTTTCTGTTAGATGTAAAGTTGTAAAATCGGATAAAACTAAACCCGCTTATGTTGGCTTTTATATTACATCATCATTATTTAATCAAATCAATGCGGATGCAAATTATGATACTAATCGGGGAATAAAGATCGGCGAAGTTTATTTGGATGAAAAATCAACATCATTATATCATCCAGATCCATTGACATTTTATAGTAGATTTAATAACGATTTCAATGGAACTATGGTGATTTACACAAATAACTGTGTATCTACTTTGTCTGACATGCAATTTTCAACGTATTCAGAACCATCATTTTCTCCCGAGATATTTACATCTCGTATTCCATTTCCTATAACTGTTGCTGGTGAACAATTTGAAATTAAATCTGAACTATTTGATATTAATTCAAATCTAGTGTATTCGGATTTAAGAACGATTGCACTGTTTGATCCGTCTGGTGCAACATTAGTTCCAACAACTACTTCACCGGGAACAGTTAGTCAAACAGTAACAAGTACCAACGTGACCGCAATAGGTGATCCTGTAAATGTGATTTGTCCATTAAGAGCTCCAGACGGATGGTTTTTAATTAATAATAAGAAGGTGCCATATTACAATTAATAATACAAAAACAGTTTGGTGTATTATATTTATAGGATGATATGGTAAAACTCTCTGATTTTTTGGTTGAGGCAGCTTCAAGTTCTAGTCAACAGGACATGGAGAAGAACTCATTGCGTCTTGAAAACACCATCAAATATCTTCAGACCAAGAAAAAGGTATTGTTGATTGCTACATCCAACAGATGGGAAGGTCATAAAGACGATGAAGCTAAATCTACCAAACTTGCAAAGTTGGTTGCTGAACGTTTAGGAACCGATAAATGTGAATTTATTGATGCCAGCAAATTGAACATTGCTGTTTGTGAAGGCAATGTATCTTCCAAGTTTGGAAATCATTGTGGAGAAAAAGGTGCATTGTTAAAAGACAAAGATAAAAATCCAAGTGGATATCATCGTTGTTGGGCAAGTATCAATAACAAATCGGATGAACTGTGGAAGATCACAAAGCCATTATTTGAAAGTGACACCGTTGTATTTTTTACATCAATCCGTTGGGGTCAAACCAACAGTGTACATCAAAAGTTGATTGAAAGATTAACATGGATTGAAAACCGACACTCTACACTTGGTGAATCTAACATTATCAAAAACGTTGATTCTGGAGTTATTGCTTTGGGTCAAAATTGGAATGGTAAAGACGTAGTTAAAACACAAAAAGAGATGTTAGAGTTTTATGGATTTCAGACACCATCAGAACTATTTTGGAATTGGCAATATACAGATAATCCATTGGATGAAACAAAAAAATCATATTCCAAAGCCATCACAGTATTTAATGATACGTTCGAAGTATAAACCAAAATAAAAAGTTATGAAAAAAGCATCCGGAAAAAGCAATTTGGCAATTGTTAGGGACTATCTAAATGGTGAACGTCCTTTTATTCAAGTAGGTTATACCGCAGACTCCGATTTTGCGTCTCGTAAAGATGGTGAAATTTGGGAAGATGTAAATGGTAAAAAATGGATAAAGAAGAATGGTACAAAACGTGCCATTAATAATGTCAATTCATCCACCATAGAATCCACTAAACGTCACTGTAAAGATTGTAACATGGATATTCGATGGGGCAATCGTTATGATGAAATTCTTTATAATAAGACGGGTCGTTGTCAAGAATGTCTTGCAAAGTTTGAAACTACGTTACGTATTGAAGGAAAGTATGAAGAATACGAACAAAATAAACTGTTGCGTAATCAATTGAGTCAAGCTAAAGAATTTCGTACCAAAGTACAAGAAAGTTATAACTTTGTATCGTCACATCAAAAGATTTCATTTCCAAATGGTGATGGAACTTCAGATGAATGGACAATTGAACGTAGAGAAAATATTTTGAAGGATCTTAAGACGGATTTAAAAAAAATCGATAAACAGATTCTTAAGATTGAAAAGAAGTTGGAGAAGTTAAATCATGTCGAGTGAACAAAAAACATTAAGAGATATCATCAAGGCAGAGTATAAAAAGTGTCTTGAAAATCCGATGTACTTTATGAAGAAGTACGTCAAAATTCAACATCCTAAACGTGGAACAATACCATTTGAATTGTATCCGTTTCAGGACGAATCTCTTCAACAAATTATCGACAACGACTATAATATTATTTTAAAAAGTCGTCAATTGGGTATTACTACATTGAGTAGTGCGTATAGTTTGTGGATGATGATATTTCACAGTGACAAAAACATTTTGTGTATCAGTATTACACAAGAAACGTCGAAAGAAATTGTCACCCGTGTTAGGTTTGCAAATGATAATCTTCCATCTTGGTTGAAAGTAAAAGAACAAGAAGATAATAGGTTAAGTTTGAGATTAACAAACGGTTCTCAAATTAAAGCAGTATCTTCTTCTGGAACAGCTGGTCGTTCTTCTGCACTATCAATGTTGATTATTGATGAAGCTGCATTTATTGATAACATTGATGAAATTTGGACATCTGCTCAATCGACACTATCTACCGGTGGTAAAGCTATTGTATTATCTACTCCTAATGGTGTTGGTAATTTCTTCCATAGAACATGGGTAGATGCAGAAGCAAAAAAGAATAAGTTTCATACGATTAAGTTACCATGGCATCTTCATCCAGAAAGAGATCAGTCTTGGCGGGACGCACAAACTAAGTTATTGGGACCAAAAATGGCTGCGCAGGAATGCGATTGTGATTTTGCAACATCCGGTAATACTGTCATTGATGTTCCTATATTGGACTTTTACAAACAAACTAAAGTACGTGATCCAATTGAAACAAGAGGAATGGATAAGTCTTTATGGTTATGGGAGTATCCAGATTATACTCGTTCGTATTTGGTATGCGCTGACGTTGCTCGTGGTGATGGTGCTGACTATAGTGCATTCCACGTTATTGACGTTGAAAGTTTCACACAGGTTGCTGAGTATAAAGGTCAAGTTGGTACTAAAGATTATGGAAACATGTTGGTCAATATTGCAACTGAGTATAATAATGCTTTGTTGGTTATTGAAAATCTGAATATTGGTTGGGGTACAATTCAACAGGTATTAGATAGAAAATACCCCAATTTGTTTTATAGCAGTGCGGATCTAAAATATGTTGATGTTGAACATCAAATGACTAATCGTATACATGCAACGGAGAAGAAAATGACTCCGGGTTTTACAACTACTTCTGTAACTAGACAGTTGATTATTTCACGTTTGGAAAGTTATATGCGTGAAAAGTCGATCAATATTCAATCGGTACGTACTATTGATGAACTATATACGTTTATATGGCACAATGGTAAAGCAGAATCAATGAGGAATTATAATGATGACTTGGTAATGTCATTTGCTATAGGTTTATGGGTACGTGACACTGCATTAAAGTTAAGACAACAATCAGTTGACCTTACACGTAATATGTTGGGTAATATCAATAGATCTGAACAACAAAGTGCTCCAGTTTATACAACTAAAAATGCAAATGCACAACAGTCGTGGGAAATGCCAACGGGATTAAAAGATCAAAAAGAAAGTTTAACTTGGTTATTATAACACAGTTTCACTATTTATTTACGAAATATATAATGTAATCATATGGCAGATCAACCAACCGATTTAAAGAGCAGATCATTATTTGCTCGTCTCAGAAGACTTTTCTCGACAGATGTTATTGTACGTAATATTGGTGGTAAAAAGTTAAAAGTAGTTGATACAGATGAAGTAGCATACGCTACTGATAGAAATACATTACGTGACCGTTTTAATCGTATTCGTACTTCTGCATACAACCAATATAGCAGAGATTTTACACTCAGTTATCAAGCAGCACGTATCGAACTCTTTAGAGATTATGATACGATGGACATGGATCCAATTCTAAGTTCCGCTCTAGACATTTATGCTGATGAATCACTTACTCGTAATGAGATGGGTGACATGTTAGTAATTAATACACCAAATGATAATATCAAACAGATTTTACGTAATCTGTATTATGATATTATGAATATCGAATTTAATCTTTGGAGTTATGTTCGTAACATGTGTAAATACGGTGACTTTTACCTTCGATTATACATTAGTCCAGAATATGGTGTTTACATGATTGAACCAATTAGTGCTTATAATGTAACCCGTGTTGAAAATAGTGACTTGTATAACAAGAACTATATTAAGTTTCAAGTCAATTTACCAGATGGTGGTAAGGTAGAAGATCTTGAAAATTATCAAGTAGCACACTTTCGTTTGTTGAGTGATAGTAATTTCTTGCCATATGGTAAGAGTATGTTGGAAGGTGCTCGTCGTGTTTGGAAACAATTGAGTTTGATGGAAGACGCAATGTTGATCCATCGTATCATGCGTGCTCCTGAAAAACGTATTTTCAAGATTGATGTTGGTAATATTCCTCCGAATGAAATCGACTCATACATGGAAAAGTTAATTGCAAAGACTAAAAAGGTTCCATATATCGATGAAAAAAGTGGCGATTACAATCTTCGTTTCAACCTTCAAAACATGGTTGAAGATTTTTATCTTCCTGTTCGTGGTGGTGATAGTGGTACCAGTATTGAATCTCTTAGTGGTATGGAATTTACTGGTACAGACGATATTGAATATCTCCGTAAGAAGATGATGGCTGCCCTTAAGATTCCTAAAGCGTTCTTGAGTTACGATGAAGATTTAAGCGGTAAGGCCACTTTGGCACAAGAAGATGTTCGTTTTTCACGTACAATTGAACGTATTCAACGTATTCTTATTAGTGAATTGACCAAGATTGGTATTGTTCACTTGTATGCTCAGGGATATAGAGATGCAAGTTTGGTAGACTTTAGTTTAGAATTAGTCAATCCATCGACGGTGTTTGAAAAGGAAAAGATTGATATTTGGTCAAATAAAGTAAGTGTTGCTAAAGACATGATTGAAAACAAATTATTTAGCAAGAAGTGGGTATATGATAATGTGTTTCATATGTCTGAGGACGATATGAATACTGTTAAAAATGAAATTGTTGATGATTCAAAACAGTCATATAGATTCAAACAAATCGAAGAAGAAGGAAACGATCCTGCTAAATCATTCCAAAAAATAAGTCCTGAAGGTGATGGCGGAGGCGGAGGAGGTGCTGAAGCTGGAGGTGCTGAAACTGGTGGCGGAGAAGTTCCTACATTAAAGGAAAAACAAAAGCCGGATTATGAACGTCCGTCACAAAAAGGACAAAAAAAGTCATCGGACTATCCATTTGGTGAAGATGTTACCGGTCGTTTGGAAATGAATAGGGACTTTAAGTCTGACCGATCACCTACACACAAGTACGCTGGAGGATCAGTGTTTAGTTTAGAAAATATATCCAAAG